CGAGATAAGCTAGATGGATAGCGTCGTTAGCGTTAGCCCAACGCGTTTCACCATCCACGGTTACTGGATAGGTTCTGCGTTTCTCTGGATCATATTTGGCGTAGGTTTTCATTTTTTGCTGCTCCTTCTGCGGTTGATGCCGCTGTGCTTAGATTGCGTAAAGTTTGCGCGCTTCGCGCATATCAGCTTCGGCGCGGTTATAAAGGGCCATATCTTTGCAACCTCCAGACCTCCAAGCGTCCAAAGCGGTTTCCTCGGCTATTTTTGCGGCCCGCAGTTGATCTCGTAGGTGCAGCAGATCGCCAAACACAAGCGATTTATCGGCAGCCACGTAATACTTTTTGGCGTTTGGCTCGCCAACTCCGAGCAGCGATCCATCCTCAAGCACGATTGCGTAGCAGTTGATCGTGCCGTTGCCGCGCCCATCTTTTTGTCCGTAGCGCAGCACATCGCCAGGAGTGGCCTCAATTTCAAGTTCTCCACCGGCATCATTGCCGAGATAATTGCCCCACTCGATAGCAGGGCGCGAACCTACCGGCCAAGCAGTTACGCGGGCGATCCATGGGCGAGAGTAGCGGCGCTGATTATAGCAATCCCAACTGATCGTGATCCGCATTACCGCACCTCCAGCATTTTGCCGGCCCTCGGCGAGTAGATGGCGCCCTCGGCGAGCACATCGCGCTCAGCCTGAGCTTTGCCTGCCTGGTGCGCGGCATGGAGCGCATCGGCAACAACTACGAGCTGCGCGGAGGTGAGGGCATCAAGCAATGCATCGGGGATCGATGTGAGGATTGCGGAGGTTGTGCTACCATAAGCGGCCATCTGCATGTTGCGGCGCATGCGATTGATTTTGATTGTGTGGCTCATTTTATGCTCCATCCGGGATTACCGGCTCATCTCAGGAGATTTGCTCTCCTCAACAACATAATCAGATTAGCGCACATTCCGGAGCGTGTCAAGCGTTATTTGTGATTATTTTCACTCTTGTGATGGTGCGCACAATTTATCTGCAAGGTGCTGCAATTGCTGTAGTTATGCGAAGCGCATGAGAGAGTGTATAGGGCTGAGATGCGCTCTCATCTCTCAATTTAGTCGCCACAATGCGCACGCGAGAAAACAGGGCTAATCTCCAAAATCTGTTGTTTTTGCAGATTTGTGACATAGCGCGGCTTTTGGTGATCCGCATGTTGCGTTATGCGTGCGAGTGCCCTCGCCGTGCTCCCTGGGCCTGAGCTGCGTTTTCGCAGGCGGTACATTTCGCACCGGGCCGGGCTGGATTAAGCCGCGACAACCAATTCGCGCAACGCCGCAAGCATATCACGCCAGGCGAAGTGATTCCGGATCGTGCAATTTAACGTAGTCTGGTGCAATATCCGCCCACAAAACAGCGCGTTTCGCACGTTCTATGCGCAGTACAGTTCCAGGCTGGCCGGCAGTTGGGCAGGTGCGCAGCACGACTTTTGCGCCGATGGGGATTGCAGGCTGATCACTCATGCGCTCATCGTAGCACGGGTTTTGAGCTAAACCACTGTGACGCCACTGTGACGTCACACTTTGTTCCATGCGTTTTATCGCGTTTCATGATTTGTTTTTTTACCCCAAAATTCCGACAAATTGAAACGTCACTGTGACGTTTCATGCCGTTTCCGACAGCAAAAACATTGGAGATTTGCTGCGCGGATGAAACGGGCAATGAATCGTCACAAGAACGTCACAGTGGCGTCACAGTGACGCCCCCAGATACAGATACAGATACAGATACAGAGAACTATTTGTCGGCGCAAAAAGCTGCGCCGACGCAAAAGGGCCTGCGCTATAATATCGCCATGAGCAACCCGAGCCAAAACTGCCTCGACCTGATCAAGCGCTCTGAGGGCCTGCGTCTCACGCCGTACCTCGACCTCGCCGAATTCTGGACCGTAGGCTATGGCCACAAGCTCACCAGCAAGGAGTTGGCGGCGGGTGGGCGGGAGCGGGTGATCGACGAGCCAGCGGCGCTCCAACTCCTGATCGACGATGCCGATTACGCTGCCGCCCAGGTGGCGCGGCTGGTGACCGTGCCGCTGAGCCAGGGGCAGCTCGATGCGCTCACGGACTTTGTGTACAACCTGGGCGAGCGCAGACTGGCCGAGTCTACGCTGCTCAAACTGCTCAACCTGGGCAACTATGCCGACGCCGGTCAGCAGTTGCTGCGCTGGGATATGGCCGGCGGTGAGCATGTCGCCGGGCTCACGCTGCGCCGGCAGGCTGAGCTGGCACTCTGGGAGGCCGCATGACAATCTCGCGTGCATGGGCAATCGGTATCGGCGTGGCGCTGGCTATCGTGCTGGGCGGCTACGAGTGGCTCCAGGAGCATGATGCGCGGCTTAAGGCTGAGAGCGTGCAGTCTGCGCAGCAGGCCGTGATCGCCACCGCGCAAAAGTCCATCGACCAGGCTAAGACCGACCAGGCGCAGACTGCCAACGACCTCAAGACGCAACTCGCAGCGATCGCAAGCCAGCGCACCATCGTGGTAACCCCCCAGCAGGCCGCCGCAGTCGCGAACAAGCTACCCAACCTCCCCGCGCAGGTCCAAGTCCAGCAAGTTCCGGCCACGGCCAACGCGCCGGCAACCCAGCAGATCGTCGTCCCCGCTGCTGACATCTCTGCGCTCCAGGCGTACAAGCTCGATTGCGACGAGAACAGCGCCAAGCTTAGTGCCTGCATACTCAATGCGGCCAGTGCGGAGGTAATCCAGCAAGGCACAGATAGCCAGCTCGCCGCCATGACCAAAGACCGCGACACCTGGGAGGCCACGGCCAAGGGCGGTACGTTCTGGCAGCGGTTCAAGCATGATGCAATTGTGATCACGGTCACAGCCGGGGCGGCATACGCGGCGGGAAGGCTGAGCAAATGAGTGGCAATTGGGCAGCGGGATTTCTCCGGTCGCAACTGAGCGACAAAGATGGCACGGTGAGCAATACCAAAGTCTGCATCGCGATGATTGTCGTGGCGGTGCTCTCTTGGGTGTCCTGCCTGTTCTATAAGCTGCACACTCCGGTCAACGTATCCGACATCGTCACGTTCCTAGGCGCGGCCGGCACGTTCGCCGCGCTGCTTTGCGGGACACTGGCTGGGCTCAAATATGGCTCGGATGCGATCAACAACCGCGCGCCAAATGCTGGCCCGCAGATCCAGCCGCCCGACGCGCCACCGGCAGATGGTAAACTCTAACGCAGATTGTGAGGTTTCAAGATGGGGCAATTCCTTTTGATTTCAATAGCGATTTTCGTGGCATTCTTTGCGGGCGTGTGGCTAGCGCCCGTCGTGCGCGGCGACTACGCCGAGTTCAAGGCCTACGTCGAGAGCAAGCTCAAGGCAGCAGAGCAGGCCGAGCAGGCCATGAAGGATAAACTCTAACTGCGTCACTTTCTGGGGAGCCGCTCGCTGACACGGGCGGCCCATTTTTGAGAGGAAATCCATGGCAAACCCAATCATGAAGTATTTTGCGTATTCCCACCTTCCTGAGCATCTTCAGGAAATCAGCAAGCCAATCGGAGAGATGGCCGTAGCGCTTGATGTTACGCTTCCTGACGGCCCCGAGAAGTCGGCCGGACTCCGCAAACTGCTCGAAGCAAAAGATTGCTTCGTTCGCGCAAAGTTGGGATAAACGTAGGCTCTGCGGCAACCACCGCAGGAATCCGCACCCCGAAAGGAGTCGCGGAGCAGTCCAGAGCAGCCCCGGTGATGAGCCGGGGCGGACCTTTGAGGGAACGAATGGGCGATTCAGAGCAGCGCGACCAAGTGCAAGAAAAGCTAGATCTGTTGCTGGATCGATTCCAGGACCTATCAAACCGTCTCGCAGTGCAAAGCGTGCAGTTGTTCGGCGCACCGGAAGATCAATTCACCGCGGGCCACCTGCCCATGCTGAAGAAGGAAGTCTCCGCGCTGGACAACCGCGTAGCGATTATTGAGGGCGTCCACGCGAAAGAGATCGGCCAGCACGGCGTAGTACTTCCGTTTCTGCGCTGGGTCGGCAGCGCAGCCCTTCTCACGGCCGGCGCGATGCTGCAGTGGTTCCTAGCGAGGCCCAAGTAATGCGACCCGAAGTCTACAATCCCGAGATCGCTGAAGAAATCCTGGTGCGCATGAGCGGCGGCGAGAGCCTGCGCACGATCTGCGCCGACGATGGGTATCCATGCCGCAGGACGGTGACCCGCTGGGCTGTGCGCGATACTGATGGGTTTGGGGCGCGGTATGCGGCTGCGCGTCGGGCTGGGGTTGAATCGCGGATTGAAGACGCGAACGAGATTGCCGCAGAGATTCCGACCTACATAGACGAAAAAGGGGCAGTGCGCATCGATGCGGCTGGCGTCCAGCGCAACCGCCTCCGCTGCGACCAGGCCAAGTGGGAAGCGTCGCACCTGCTGCGCGGCGGAATCAAGCCAAGCGCCCCGCTGGACTACGGCGACAACATCAAGGCTGAATTGAGCGGCGAACTAGGCATCAAGACCGTGATGGTCGCCAAGCCGGTCAAGGATGCAACGCCGCGGCCTGAGCCCAAACCAGACTTCGAGTCGTAACGTGGCGCACCCTGCAGTTGTAGACGGCGTGCTGGACGCGGCGAAGTTATGGGAGCCGACCGCCAAGAACAAGATCATCCGACAGTCCACCTCGCACAACCGGCTTCGCGTAGGTGGCACCGGCTCGAGCAAAAGCTCAGACGCAATGATGGAGATCGTTACCGATTTCCTCTTGCGCTTCCCTGGCTGCTTTGCGCTGATCCTGCGCACGACAATGCCAGAGCTTGAGCGCTCGAACATCCCAAACTTCCGCGCATACGTTCCGAGCGATCTCTATACATGGAACGATACAAAGCACATAGCCACGTTTTACAATGGCTCGAAGCTGTTCTTCTCGCACATGCAATACTTCACATGGAAGGAAATGGAAGCGTATCAGTCTTCCAGCTTCCCGGTGATCTTCCTCGACGAGTGCGGCGGCATCCCAATGGCCGTGTGGGACTTCTTCCAGGCCCGCAACCGCGTCAACCCTGAGTGCCAGCCCGACGCAAATGGTGAGTATCCAATTCCCTGCACGCTGGGCGCAACGAACCCCATCGGCGCGTACTGGGCGGAATACAACGACCGATTCGTGCTCAAAAAGCCGGACGGGCTGCCAGAGGGCAGCAAGACAGACCGCCATGGGCGCATTTGGTCGCCTGTGCGTGGCCCGGCATCCAATCCGCACGAGCCGGCCGATTGGCGGCTTGAGTACGATCCATTCGAGTGGGATTACGTCCACAGCACCATCATGGATAACCCGCACATGCTGGTGAAAGATCCCGGCATCGTGGCGCGGCTCAATGCCATGCCAAAGGAATTGCGCGATAAACTGCTCGACGGCAAGCTTGACACAATGGTGGGCCAGTACTTCGACTGCTTCGACCCCAATTTCGACGTTATCAACCTGCGCGAAGACCCGGACGCGATCATCTGGCAGTATTGGCAGCCGCGTTGGCTAGGCTGGGACTGGGGCCGGGCTCACTGGAACTCGGTTGTATGGTTTACCAAGGCACTGGTGCGGCGCGCCGGCGGCGAGTACAAACTCAAGACGGTGCAGTACCGCGAATATGTGGATCGCGGGCGCGATTATGTTGAAATGGCTGAAATTGTCGCCAAGATGACGCGCATGGGTCTGCCTGGCGCTACGGACGAGGACAGAGCGCAGAAACGCGGCTGCGATTATCGGGCAGCCTACTTCAGCC